AGACACACCTTGCCAATATCAAGAATTGATGCCACCCACTTAGGGGCGATTGGAAATTAGCTTTTGACTTTCTGAGCTAAGTTTTGAGTCTGGTTAAGACTTGACTCAGTTTTGACTTGGCTCAGTTTTGACTCAACTCAAAATTGACTTAGCTCAAGAGTTAGGTTTTGACTCAACTCAATTTTGACTTTGGTCAATTTTGACCTGAGTCAAAATCCACTTCTTGACCATACCAAATCTTGACTTACCCAACTCTTAACCGAAATCTCCTATGGCTTACTTATTTGACCGTAGGTAATTGTAAGCTCAGATTAAACGCTGAAAACTCACCGATGAAGTCAACAATCCCCAAAGAGGGAAAAGCACGCACACCGATGGAAGAATTGACACTCACCGAGAGATTGTATGCTCTTGACGTCAGCGTTACCGAGTTCAAATGAGTATCCGCTAAACCATATCTCAACTCACTTCTTTTACCCCGCTGTCCAATTACTTATTTCTCTTATATATAGGATTATAGTGCCTTTCAAGCATCGCTTGAATATCGCTCTGTTTGTAGAGTATCTTGCCTCCGATTTTGTGATAAGCTATTGTTCCACTGTCTCGGTACTCTTGGAGTGTGCGACTACTCAGACGTAATTGCTTGCATACCTCTTCACTTGTGAGATAAGTTTCTCCGCCCAACATAGGACGTGCAGTAGCACAATAACGCTCCAGCTTCTTCAAGACGCTCTCCATAAGTTGTGCAAACATCTGCATTTGCGGGTCTTGTTGTGTAATAATTTCGTTCTCTGACATAGTTCATTCAGTGTTTGAGTTCAGTCTTTCTTTGCATTCAGTATCTCAGTGATGTCGCTCTCTTTATAGTAGCACTTATGCCCGACCATAGAGAACGGGATTTTACCCGTATCCCGATAGTGTTGCAGGGTGCGCTTGCTGATACCAAGTCTACGGCATACGGCTTCATTGTCGAGCCATTCCTCCGTTTCGGGAGGACACCCGATAAGCCGTTCGATACGGTGGATGAAATCTGCAAAGGAGGAGCAGTGCTGCTCCCATGCCTTGCGATCGATGATGATAAGTTTCATTGCATAGTTGTTGATTACGTTATTCATACTAGGCAAACGAGCAGCTTTTCTGTCGATTGCCCTTCTTGTCGGATGCAAAAGTAAACCCTCTAAAGCGGAAAAAGAAAGAGTAAGGAAGAATACGGAAATAGTTAGGACACAAGGGAAATGGCGAACACAAAAGTCTAGGCTATTGCGGTAATGAGATGAGGTGCTGGTTCGTTCCGTACTAGCGAAAATAAAATCAGGTCACTATCGAGTGTTCGATTGCTTTGACATCTCTCTATCAATTAACAGAGTGAGAGCACACTCTTTGGCTTGATTGATTGGTAGAGTATTTGTCTTGTCGCTTCTTGCGTCCAAAGAGCCTGAGTATGCCGTATTCGTTCGGGCTTATTCTTTTGGCGGTTAGCCTATTGCTGCAAGGTTGGAGCGAAAAATACGACCGCACTAACAATCAAATTATTGCAAGTATGATAGTAGCAAAGTACAGAGAAAAGCCCTGCGGTGGAGATTTT